CCTCAAGCATTACTAGCAACACAGACAAATCTAGCGATATCGATTCATAGCACCAAACATAAAGACTATGTGAGGAGGTTCAAGAGAGGATATAAACTTGCAAAGGAATGGAAGCATGACCTGGGTGTACATGTAGAGTTCTGGGACTTTACAAATACTCACTGGATACCTCAATATAAGGGGTATGGCAACAACCTTATGCCATATGAAGATAATAATCCTAGGTTGAGTTGGGAGAAGTGTGTATCTAAACATGCTATGCAAATACATGAGGGTAAGTTATGGAAGTGCCCTGCATTAGCGTATCTCCCTATGCAAGCAAACAAGTATAATCTGAGTCAAAAGTGGGATCCTTATCTAAAATATGAACCGTTGAGTTCAGATTGTACTGACGAACAATTAAAAGAATTTTTGAGTAGACAGGACGAGTCGTTCTGCGCTATGTGTCCAGCGAATAAGACGGAACCTTACATCAAACAAGATCCAACACTACCTGTCAGTTATTGGGAGAAGCAATATGATAACATGGGGGATATCATCGAATAGTCACAATGCTGCTCTAGCAGTATTTTCTAATGATTCTCTCATGTTTGCCAGTCAGAGTGAACGTTTTAGTAGGAAGAAGAACGATCCATATATTTGTGAAGAACTGATCAATTATGCTTATAAGTATGGTGAACCTGAACTGATCTGTTGGTATGAGCAACCACTTAGGAAGAAGTTGCGACAGATTAGAGCAGGTCAAGGACCATTTCAAGACAACTTCACCAAGTATTTTAATTGTAAGCATAAGTTTATTGACCATCACTACAGTCATGCTTGTGCTGGATACTTTACCAGTAAGTTCCAAAGCAGTGCCATTCTTGTAATTGATGGTATTGGTGAGACAACCACCATGAGCATTTGGTCTGCTAAAGGTAATAATATTAAACAACTTTGGAGACTTAAGTATCCGAATAGTATTGGTCTTTGGTATTCTGCAATGACTCAGCGTTGTGGATTCAAACCAAATGAAGAAGAATATTTGATGATGGGTCTATCAGCATATGGTAAAGGTGGTGATTATGTTGGTAAGATTTTTGGTGAATTGATTGGGATGGATTTTGAATGCAAACAAAATATGCACAGAGGTGTAGGTGATTGGCAACCAGAGGCATGTCCTGAAGAGATTGCTGCTGCATCTCAAACGGTTTACACTACATTATTTTGTAATGCATTAGCACTCACAAAACGATTGACTGGTAGTGATAATGTCGTGATTATGGGTGGGTGTGCGTTGAATTGCGCTGCAAACACACATGCATATGACTTCTTCAAGAGAGTATGGATCATGCCAGCACCAGATGACTCAGGATCTGCTATTGGTGCTGTGCTCGCACATAAGAAGATAAGGATACCATTCACTCCCTATTTGGGATATAAGATCTTACATAAGCATACAAACGCTTCAATCGTTGAATACTTGAGGTATCATAAGGTATGTGGTCTTGCTAGAGGTAGAGCAGAGTTTGGACCCAGAGCACTTGGTGCCAGGAGTTTATTGGCAGATCCAACGGTTCATAATATCAAAGACGTTGTTAATACTATCAAACATAGACAATCGTTCCGACCATTCTCACCAGTGGTTCCGATTGAATATGCCTCAAAGTATTTTGATATGCATGATGACATGGTGGAGAGTCCATTTATGCAGTATACTGTCAAGTGTAAGATGCCAGAGTTATTACCTGGAGTGGTGCATGTTGATGGGACCAGTAGAGTGCAGACAGTGAAGAAGTCTGATGCACCAAGGTTACATGATCTATTGCTTCGTTGGGGTAAGGTTTCTGGTCACCCAGTTCTTCTTAATACCAGTTTAAATATTAAGGGACAACCAATAGTCAATGATGAGTATGATGCCAAGGTTTGGTCTGATACTCATGGTATAAAAATATTCCAATGAACATTTACGAATTAGAGGATAGACCCGATCAAAGTGGTTCTTGGTTTGACCAAGACAGTAAGCAGTTGTTTATAAAGAACGCCAAGTCACAACCAGCTAGTTGGAGATATAGGAACATTGGTGTCAGTTATAGGTTGAATTCTATGGGGTATAGAACCCAAGAGTTTGATCGTATTCCGTGGCATAAGTGTATTGTTTTGTTTGGATGTTCTTATGTTTTTGGTGTTGGATGTGAGTTAAGTTCAACCATTGCTGCACAGTTAAGTGGGATAACTGGAAGACCAGTTATCAATATGGGAGCACCTGGATCATCTCCTATGTTTTCTTTACATAACTCTGCTAAGTTGAAGGCACTGTACCCTGAACCACTTGCAGTGGTGTTCTCATGGTCTGCATCTCAAAGATGTCCACTATATTTGAATGATTCTGTGGTTCATTGTGGTCAGTGGAAGGAAGATATTGGTGGACTTGGTAAAGCATGGAGAAGGTTTGATCATCATAATGAAGAGCATCTAAGGATGACAAGGTTGACTGCACAGATGATGTGGAGCAGCACAAAATACTATGATTTTACACTCTATCCATCAAATAGGAAGGCAATAGATTGTGATTACATCAAGCAAGTAGATACTGCCAGAGACTTAGTACACTCTGGTATTGTTACTAATGAAGTAATTGCAAAGAAGATTGCACAATCACTGGATATGTGATAAAATCCAGACAGTCAGGAGATAACAATGACTAAGAGAACTTTTACTGGTAAAGGTGGAGAGACCTGGGAGTGGGATGAGACTCCTGAGGTTGTTGCTGCAATTAAACAACTCCACAAAACCTCTGCTGAAAACCGTATTATCAAACCACACCCTTACAAAAATGAACAAAGAACCTCTGACTCCTGAAGAAGTATTGGAAGCATCTAATCAGTTCTTCCCCTTGTTTGACATTGTTCATCGTAACATGCCAGAAGGTTCTAAGACTGAAGATACTCTTAAAGTAATGGAAACAGTCTGTACTCTTGCACATAAACTCCGTGTAGAGAAGGAAGAACAGACAGCACCTTTTGGATTTAATAAGAAAACCGATGACGGAACAGAAGACTGAGACCAAACGACCAACTATCATGACTTCTCTGGGTCCTAACCCTACGATTGAGAAGGAGATTCCTGAAGATGTGGAGTGGATCGATGATGCATTTTACATCAAGAAGACTCGCTTTGGTATGTACACTAGTGTCCTGAAGGAACCTATTTTGGGTGCTAATTTTATCACTGGTGCTACATATGATGGTGTGTTGACAGTCTCTCGCTGGCATCTTAAGTGTCTCCAAGAGGACACACTAGAAGACAATAGTCGCATTGTAAATAGTGGAGTTGTTGGAGGTAAGTTGTGAGGAAACTAATCAATAAGGTCAGAGACTTTATTCAAAAGTTTAGGAACAAAAACCGCGATCCATTCATTTATAAATGATATGAAACACAATCCATATTCGTTTTTTGAGAAGTGGGGCATCAAAGAACAAGTACCTATCAACGAACTTCAGCACAAGGTAGAGAAACTTGAAGATCGTGTAAAGTACCTTGAAGAGGAGAGGATCAGTCTGATCAATTGTTTGTATGAAGTTGAGAACAGTTTACAAGCACAGATTGACAAAATCGCCCCACCCAAATATAATCTTGACAACTATTCCCTTGGAGACAAATGAAGATCTTCCTTGACACCGCAGATACCGAAGAAGTCCGTAAATATTTTGCGACGGGACTTGTTGATGGTGTTACTACCAACCCCTCTCTGATTCGTAAGGCGGGTCGTGATCCTGAGGAAGTATATCAGGAGATGATTGATATTGGCGTGCCTGATGTCAGCATGGAAGTTGTTGGCACCGTGGGTGAGATGTATGATGATGGTGTTCGCCTTGCTGAGAAGTTTGGCACTGCTGCCACTATCAAACTTCCCTGCACTCCAGATGGTCTGCTTGTTTGTAAGCGACTGACTGGAATGGGTATCAAGACTAACGTGACTCTTGTCTTCTCTGTTGCACAAGCAGTGATGGCAATGAAGGCAGGTGCAACCTATCTGTCTCCTTTTGTTGGACGTTGTAATGATAACTCCTTCAGTGGTGTTGAATTGGTCCGTGCTATTGCAACCTGTCGTTCTGTCCATGGCATGAAGACTGAAGTGCTTGCTGCATCTCTGCGTGATGCACATCATGTCTCTCGCTGCTTCATGTATGGTTCTGACATTGTTACCATGCCAACCAAAGTGTTCAATGCAATGTATGACAGTGTGTTGACTCGTGAGGGACTTGCTATCTTCCAACGTGATTATGAAGCATCCCTTGAGGCATTGAATAATGTATGAAGAACTAAATTGTTTTGAAGAAGCACTCAAGCACTTTGGAACTAGAGTCGAAGTCATCTGTGCTATGGAACTTGGTGGTAGAATTAACGCTGAGGATGCCTATCAGATGATCAAAGATGAGATGAAGGAAGTGAAGGCGTGTCGTAAAAAGTTTAACAAGAACAATGACTGCTAAAATCTATGAGTCACCCGATGGTGGCAAGACAGTGTATGTTCGTGAGATGGGTAGTGATGAACCACGTCGTCAGATCTACCCTGATCTCATGAATGAGGTACAGGCAACATCCCCATATAATGATGGGTGGACACAAGAATTCTACAGGAATCAATGGCCACCTTTTGTGCCTGAAGGATTCAAAGATAAATATGAGAACTATCAAGCAGTGCTTGCAGATGGTTGGGAGTTCACTGATGATGGATTCTGGATTAAATGTACTTGATAAATAAGTAAATAAAGGAAGTATGGTTGTAAGATGGCAGCACAATTAACCGCCACTGGGGTTACTTTTAGTGATGGTACATCATTATCTTCTAAGTATTCCGTATTAGCACAAAATACTGTAAGCGTATTCTATCAGGCAGCAGCACCAACTGGGTGGACTCAGGTAACTGCTCATAATGATAAGGCGTTGCGCTTAGTTAATGGTGCTGGCGGTGGATTTGGATTTGGTGGAACTTCTGGTGCTGGTGGTAGTAACTTCAGCACAGTATTCCCCTCTTCTAATTCAAACATTACTGTCAACTTTAATACTACTGCACCAGTATCTGGTACTGTTGGTGGTCACACTCTGACCACTGCTGAGATTCCAGATCACACTCATGACTCTAACATGGGTGGAACTGCAAACGCATCTAGTGGTGGTAGTAGTTTTAGAACACCAGGTGCTAACAATACTGGTGGTGTTCTATCTCCTGGTGGTATTGGTCAGGCGCACGATCACCCATTCTCTGGACAGGTTAGTCTTACTGCTACTGGAACAGGTAATATTGACCTGAGAATTCAGTATATCGATGTAATCATCTGCTCGTTCGCTTGATATGGCACGTTTAACAGGCAATGGGGTTCTATTCGATCTGCTGGACCCAAATAATAAGATAGATTCCTTCTATTGGATGTATCCTGCAGGAACTAAGAAGTTATTCTTTCAAGCAACTGCACCAACTGGGTGGACTCAAGATACTACAAATGCTGATAGAGCGTTGAGGGTTGTATCTGGTACTGGTGGTGGAACTGGTGGTAGTACTTCATTTGTTACTGCATTGAGTTCTAGTAGTGGTAATATAAACGTTGGCATTAACACTACACTACCAGTGGAGATTCCTCCTGGTGCTGGTACATTCATTGGTAATCACACTCTGTCAATAACAGAACTGCCAGATCACGTTCACCCATCAATTTATGGTCCTACTGGT